ATCATGCTGTATCCATCCTCCTGAGTAATTTGCCATCATTGGATTTTTTCAACACTGTTTTTTGTGCTCTTGGCGAACCATGGCTAATGACACCATACAACTCTTCTAATCTTGCCCTAGCAGCAGCAGCAATTGGTAGCATGCCTTTTTCTTCAGCAACGATGGCAAATGCTTCTATCTTATTTCTGGTTGTCGTAGCCCCCATACGATTCCAGAGCTGCCGTTCTGTCATTTTGTCAAATCTCATTCTTGTGTGCTCTATTGCTTTTCGCATGTTCATATCATCGCCCCCTTCTGTGATTATTGACCACCAGCCAGTAAATCCTATTTCTATTCCACCAACCATCAATTTTGCGTTTTTGCCTTGATATACTGCCATATCAATCCTTTTAAGCGTTTTTCTTTATTAGTATTAAATAGTTACGATCCGACCTCTGCAAACAACCCTGCAATCGACAAACGGAAGCTAACTAATACCTAAGTATAGGGTTTATTTATACCTTTTCTCCAAGCATATACTTTTTAGCTTTTTTACCATCAACAATCTTCGCAAAAGCATCTACTCCGCTCTGCAAGTCCTTGTGGATATTCACTTCAACTGTTCCTCTTCCAATTAAGGAATAGAAGAAGCATTTTTTAGTCTGTCCTCCACGATGTATCCGTTTCAATGATTGCTTATAATTGATGACTGATCCTCCATGTTCAAAATGTATGCAATATGTTGCGGCAAATAAATCTATGCTTGCTCCACCAGTCTTAATATTAGCAACCATGACCCTGTATTTGTCATTACTCTGAAATGTTTTCCATTCCTTCCCTTTATCTTTTGATTCACCACTTAATGAGTTGAATTTGACTTTCTTTTTCTTGAGTAATTTTTCAATTATTTTTCTGCTTGGTGTGCGCTCAACAAATATCACTGCTTTGTGCTCTTCCAGTATATTCTCTAGCAAATCCCACAAGAGATCCAGCTTTGGGTTTTTCTTAAAGAAATATTCAGGATCTTTTACAAAGCCACTTGCTATTGCTCTAAAGGCTATGGATTTATTTTCTATGTTCACAGTAAGTTCATCAAATCTATCTTCTATGAGATTGTTGTATACTTTTCTCTGTTCTTGGCTTAAATCGTAATTCAAAACTCTGAAGACTTTTGGAGGCAGATCACTACACTCAGATTCTTTATATCGTATTGCTTTATTGTACAGTTTGCTTCTTATTGCCTTTTCACCTTTTTCTGTTGGAACCCATAATGGCCCCCAAAAGCCCTTATCTTCAAAATGTGTTATCTTGAATGCTTTAAAGCTCGGTGAGAATGTCTCACCATGATCAACGATAAAATATTGTGGCCATACATCAAGAAGAGTATTTCCAAAAGGTGTACCAGTTAGAAGTGTCCTTGAGTCTATTTTTCTGCATATTATTTTAGAAATCCTGGTAATCAGGCTTGTTGGATTTTTGACTACATGTGACTCATCTAAAATTAGCACATTGAAATTCTTCTTCAACAAGGCGTTGACTTTTTTATTATCTATTACATCTTTAACAATTTTCTTATGGCCGGTTACTTCACCTGTTTCTTTATCTATGATTGCTTTGGAGCCTTTTTGAACTCTCTCTGTTAGCAGTGATCTGAATGCTTCATATCCTATTACATTGAAATTCGATTTTTTGCTAAACATGTTCCATTTTTCTTTTTTACTGCCTTTTATACAAATAGCTGAAAAATCTGAATGTGTTTCAACTTCATCTTTCATTTTTTCTACTGCCGAATTTAAGCAGATATAAAGGACTTTTATTCTTTTCTTATTGCCATCCAAAAAGTCTAAGTAGCGGCATGCATCTATCGCTACTTTTGTTTTTCCAGTTCCGAGGTCTAATGCATTCAGAAAGCCATCGTTTGATATTGTGGCAAGAAAAGCAGCAAGTTGATGCGTCCATGGGTCTGTTTTGAATGTGAAGCCATTTGGGATCATGTCTAAAAGTTCTTCCCTATTGAATATTTTGAGATCGTTCCAATTTTTCATTTTATTACCAAAAACTCCTGTTCCCTCTGGCCAAATTTGCTTGCTCTGACACGTCTTGTTTTTACAATAGGCAGCACTCCAGTCGGATGACCAACTAAATCAGTTTCCGTTCTAGTAACTACAGAATGTGCCGACACACCCACCCCTTGCCAATAAGCCTGAGCTAGCTCATAGCTATCAGCTAGAACCACAGACTCAACGAATCCTTTATATGTCATTGCTACGTAAACTGGCATATTATGCCTCCTTTGTTTGTCCATTCCCATCTATCTTATTGTCTTTCCAATTCCTCTTTTTGACTTTGCTCCATGTCTCTTCTAAAATATCAGTTAAGCAGAAATCTCTAGTATTACAGTAGTTCATAAGGTATATAAGTATATCTCCAATTGCATCTTTTGCATCTGCTATGTGGTCTTCTCCTGTTCTGATGCCTTGTGCTTCTTTAAGATGGGCATGTGAAAGCTCTCCAACCTCTTCTACTATTCCTAATAAAGGTTTCCATGATTCTTGATTCCCAAAATTGTCAACTTGCCAAATCATCATGTCGTATTGTAATTTATTCAAATGTGCTATTTTCATGTTATTCCTCCTCATCAATCTTATCAATTATTGGTTCTATTTCTACCATCTCAGTATACAATTTTTTGTTTACAAACCTGCTGTATCTTGTTATGAACTGGCCTCTTCTAAAGTCACGCTTAGCCCACACTTTAGCGCCCTCACTACCATCGGTATTTTTAAACAGCCACATCCGGTAGTATCCTCGCTTTTTCTCCATCTCAATTCCATTAAGGCTCAATCCTACTGTTGCTTTCCTGAATTTATTTATGTTATCGCCAACATTAGAAGCTCCAAGCCAGAATTTTGTTTCACCTATTCTTTGTACCTGAGCAGTTGTTACAACACATTTATCTTCATTTTTAGCAAAGTTTTTAAGGAATGTGTGGATTGCTGTATTCGCATCGAGTTTGTTTGCATATCTTCCATGTGGCGGTTGAAAATCATCAGCAGAGTCTATCAGTAGCAAGTCTATTGTTTTTCCTGTTTTTGATTCAGTATCTTCTATTACTGCTGGAAGCTCATCAACGCTCATCGATTTTTCTTCTTCTGAAAGAAGGTAAATGTCTGCACCTTTATTCATAGATGATGCTGTCTGCTGTCTGACTTTTTCTGGTTGATCGAATATCTCAGCTCCTGTTAATCCTGTAAAAGATTGTCTAAATCGTAATCTTGCTGTACGGTTCGACATCTCTGTTGGTATTACTAATGGAGAGTGACCAAACCGTACAGCCATCTTTGCTAGATGGTTTATGCACCATGATTTGCCCATACCTAGATAACCTTGGATTACAACATAGTTCCCACGTTTTAATCCACCTCCAAGCTGTCGGTCTATCGGATCAATTCCGAATTTAGTCATAAAATCGCTTGGTTGTAAGTTATCAATTGGGTCATTTAAGATGCTTTCAACGCCTTTTCTGCCTATTGATGAATCTGCTTCAACAATAGCATCTCTTATCATCATCAGCGCTTTATCTGGATTTATGTCGAAAAAATCTTGGAGTTTCAATAGAGAGTTAGACAGGTTGCTTACAATTCTTGTCTTGACGAAAAAATCAAGTCGATCTGTAACTAAATCATGCGGGAAAGGAGGTATGGACATAACATTTAGCAGGTACTCTTCATACATCTCTTTATCTTCTGCCTTTATTCTTTTCCTTCTGATCTTACTTTCTATTTCAGCTATTATGTCTGCTCCAGGTGCTTTTTTGTAGTCAACATAGAACTCGGATATGGTCTTGAATACTTTTTGTCTTACTTCAGAAGCAAAGTGGGCTGATTGGATTTTTTTTCTCATGATTTGTCCAAGAAATGCCGTATCTAGAATGCATAGGTATATGACCCTGTCTTGGTCATCTGTGCTTAAGGACAGATCCATTAATACTCCTTGCTGTTATGTTTCCATAAAGGTAGGAAATTCACATGTTTCAATTGGAACTTCAATTATTTCATGAGCTTCTGGCAGTTCATACAGCCAGTATTCTTCGTGACTTTCTCTAATATAATTGTCTATCCATTCATCAAATCTTATTTGATTATTGGCTGATGGACTGATTTGCATCAAAGTCGGTATCCTTTTAAAGTTCCAATAATATTCGTATACTGACATCAAATAGTCTTCAGCCAAGCTATTAAAGGAGTTTTTACAGCCATGGTCCAACCTTACACTGTCTAAGTAATCAATGATTTTTACAAATATCTTGTGGTAGGTATTCTTTACTTGTTTATGGATATTTTTTTTTAGCAGGTATTTTTTTTTAGCACTAAACCTTGGTGAGATTCTATTCTCTAGAATGTTTATGATTGTTTCTACAGCATTTTCTTGTGCTTGCCTTCTGCGAACTCTTTTCATAGTTTCAAGTATTTCCTAGGATTTTTAGATTTTATGGAATGATTTCAGTGATTTGTGCCCCTTTTTAAAAGTTATTACCTACTATACTTAGAGACTAAAAGGAAGGATTATTTTATTTTTCTTTACTTTCCAACAATAATGCTATATTTGTTGTATACAACAAATGAACAGGAGGCAAATATGGTTGACCATTTCAAACAAGTAGAGTTTAAAGGCTTCATGATCAAGCTACCTGAAGACTTATACAATGCATTAAAAGCTTATTCAGCTGAAAAAGGTTTAAGTATGAGTAGTGTAGCCAGAGGTTGCATCGCTGATCTTTTCAGAAAAGGTGAGCTTAAAAACACTAAAAGGTTCTTTGACAATTTCTGATAAAATAAAAAAAACAAGAAACTGCTTTACTTCTGGCTTCAGATATAGTAAGATTGGTTGTATATAAGTACGCATAAGTTAATTCTCATTTAAATTTCAGTATTTTAGGAGTTTGCACTTTTGGCACTAAGACGGTCTGATGAGCACACAAGAGTTTTAAGACAGAGCGTAGTTTCTTCTGCTAAACTCAGAGGGATGACAACTCAAGAGATAGTTGACTTCCTGACTGAAAAAGAAATCGTAAACCCTCGCACAGGAAAACCTTGGTCTATTTCAACAATTAATGGTGATGTAAAAGAGCAGGAAAATATCTGGAGAAATGAGATGTTTACTAACATCTCTGATCACAGAGCCAGAGTTCTTGCTGAGTTGCGAGAGACAAAGAAAGCTGCTTGGCAAGGAGGTAAGCTCTCATTGGTTCTTAGGTCTATTCAGCAAGAAGTTGATTTGCTTGGTCTTAACGAACTTGAAAGAATGGGTGTTGAAATTGCTCTAGCTAACCTATTTAAAGGGTTTCCGAAGGAAATTGCTGATGAGTTAAAGAAATTGCTTGCTGCTCGTGTCCAAAAAGGCAAGCTTGCTAAACAAGGCTCTAAAATTATAGAGATGAAAAAGGTTGCAAATGAGCGATAATCTTGCTGTTGAATTCAACAATCTCGGAGTTGATCTCAATGTTTTGGTTGATAATATCATGGATACATACACTATTGGTGATATTGAAGCATCGCTATCAGAAGTTAATTTTGAAGATTATTTTGATAATCCAGTTGGATTTTGTGAGGATGTGTTGAAACAGACTCTTACTGAAGATGTTAAGAGGATGTTTGATTCCATCACTGATAATATTGTAACTGTAGCTGTATCAGCTAACGCAGTCGGCAAAACACATGGCGCAGCTTGTGCCTCTATATGGTTCAAGAAATGCCGCCCCCAATCACTAGTTATAACCGCAACAGCCCCTCCTTCTGAAAGAAACTTAAAAGCAAAGCTATGGGGTGAAATAAGAACACAGATAAAATTGAACCCTCATGTTTTTGAAGGGGATAAAATAAACAATCTATACATTGAAGATAGAGATGACCCTAAGAGCTTTATTCAAGGCGTCACAATTCCTATGAGTGGCTCAGTCGATGAAAGAGAGGCAAAATTTTCAGGCATACATGCTCCAAATCTTTTTTTCGTTTTAGATGAAGGTGACGCAATACCTGATGAGGTATACAGGGCCATTGAGTCCTGTATGAGTGGTGGACACGCAAGATTACTTGTTATGTTCAACCCTAAGAGAAGGCTGGGTGCTGTTTATAGGATGATAAGAGATAGACAGTGTGCCACAGTATACATGAGAGCTTTTGATCATCCAAATGTTGTTACTGGCGATGAAGCAATC